TTGGCTGCTTCAAATCTGTTATTGCCTTGAGCACCTGTACCGTATTTAACGCCTGCAAGTTTTGATATTGCTTCTTGTATCTTATTTCTCTTTACATCACTTATACCATACTCTTGTAATTTAGATGAATTAATTTTTTGTTGAGGTATACTCATATCAGTATAAGGTGACTTATACTCGTATGCTGGGGTCTCAAATATTGTAAACAATATATAATGACCGTCATTTTCCTCTACGTTTAATGGATAACTTAATACTTGCATACCTATATTTATATGAAGTTATAGACTATTTGTATAGGTTATTTCTACCTACTATAACGCTCTGGTCGTTGTTATTTGATGATAGAGGTGGTAAGACTGTTGTTTGGTTTGAATTGTTATTTACTATCTGACTGTTAAAGAAAGACGCCATATCGTTCATATCTGTATTCACCTTTGCCATTACGTTATCAAGCGTGCCTAATCTTAATTGATTTGCTTTTAGATTTACTAACTCAGCATCCATTGTGTATGTGCTTGCTAAGTTTGTGTCAGTAGTTGATTCAACAGCTGCTATTGCGTCAGCCTTTTTCTCTGGAGCTGCACCTAAAAAGTTTGCTGCTGATTTTGCGTCAACTAAACCAAACGTAGTTGTTTCTACAAGTTTACCTATACCTGCACCTAATCTATCAAAGAAAGACACTTCTTCATCTGGTGCTGCCTCTAATATCTCCTCTGCACCAGCAATACCTGATACAACGTCATATGCAGCTATGATAGGTAATAAGTATGGTACTTTTGCAAGAGCACCTTTTGCACCTGTTTTTGCTATGCCAGCAACTTTCTTAATATTTCCTTTTAATTTAGAACCTTTCGCTGTCGATTTTTTACTTGTACTTAATGCTTTTTTAGCAGCAACAGTTGCCCCAACACCACTTGCAGCAGCAACACCACTTTTTAAAATTTTACCACCTTTTTTTGCTAATTGTGAACCACCTATAACTTCTAATAAAGATAAACCATCACCCTCAATACCTTCATTAACTTCAATTAATTCTTTTAATATCTTGTTTGTCTCAGCAGTATTTTCCATGATGGCTTCAAATATATTCTGTGTCTGCTCACGCTCTGTATTTGCTTCTTTTTTTTGTTCTTCGGTCTTTCTACCTTTTGCACCTGTTGACATGAAATCAGATTTACCTCTGTCTTCTAATCTCTCATCTGTAAGTTGTTGTTCAAACTCTGCAGCTGTACCTGCTGATGATGGTCCTACTACATCATCTGCTCGTGCAAAATCTTCACCCATGTCATCATCATCTAAACCTAAACTTTTTCTAAACTCTCTTGCCTTTGCCTTTGCAGCTTCTCTACCTGCTCTGATAACTGCTTCTTCCCCTGCCTCAATGTCTTCTATCTTTGACTTAATCATATCGCCAATGATAGGTACGTCACCTAGTAATCTATCTGCAAGTTTTAATGGTTTAAATTGTTTTTTAAAATCTTCTAATCCATATGCAAGTCTTAACACAGGACCTCTAATTGTAGCAATTTGACTTAATGGATCTTTTATTGCCGACTCAACATATTGTCGGTCTTTTGGTGATAAATTTCTATTCTTTGGCAATTCATTTAGAGCAGATTCAAACTTTCTTACAAAACTTACAAAACCTTTGTAATCTGAACCATCTAATTCTTCAATTTCATTTCTGAAATCGTCTGTTAGTTTTACTGCAGCTGAAGATATTTTATTTGTTTTAATATATTGTTGACCTAAACCTTTATCTTTAATATGATTTAAATAAAAGGTCGTACCAGCAGTTGCAATATTAACTTTTTCTTTAAGTTGATTTGCACCTGGTTGTTTCTTTTGATCTGCTAAAAACTCTCTAAATGATTTTGCCATTAGTCTTAGTCTTTGTTTTTAATTTTTGTTGCTTTGCCATTTACATATATTGCAAACCACCCAGCGCCTGCCCCAACTACAACAGATACTAAACCTGCTTGTGCGTTGTTAGGTGCTTCTAGTGCCATAAACCAAGTTATAACTTCCATAAATGCCCAACCATAGGCAACCATCATAAGTCTTGGTACAGCTCTCCAGTTAGAAAGCAATTCAGGTATCTCTACTTCAATAAAATGCCATACTTGTTTTACAGCATATTTGAACCCATTCCAACCTGAGTTTAAAATTTGATTAATCTTTTGCATTTATCTATTCCTTTTCTTTTCTTCTAATCTTTGTCGTTCTTCTTTTAGATGTTCTAATAGAAGATCAACGTATATGTCCCTCTCCCAAGGTACCATTGATTCTAATTCACTTAATGAATATTTATGATGTTGAACCAATGCAAAATTAACTCTAAAGTAATTTTCTAGCGTATCATGGTTGAGGGAAATTAAAAAAAATCTTTAATTCCCTGCAATTTTAACTTAAAATCTTTTTCAGATTTAGGATTAGTGTAAGAAATAGTATGTTCAATCTTAGGCATTGTCTTAAACCAGTTCAATATCAATTTATATTGTGCTGGTGTCAATGTTTCTATCCACTCGTCAAGTTCTTTATCTTCAATATTTCCTCTATCGTAGGTTTCTTCACCTTTATAGATCATTGAAAGACAATCTTTTACAAGACTAAAACTTGCCTCTGAAGGATTTTGATCTTGTTTAAACTCCTTCACAGTTGGATATTTCATAGTTATGCCATAATCTTTTGTAAAGTTTATTTCTTTTTTATGATCAGGATTAAACTTGACTTGTAAGTCGTCAAGGTTTAAAGCATGATCTACTAACACTTTCTCATCATCTGGACATTTGAGTTTTAAGTTAATAACTTCACCCACAGACTTTGCTCTTACCTTCAAATACAAATATTCAAAATCAAATATAGGTAACTTGTCAACCTTTATTTCGGTCATAATACAATTTTGTAATACTTGTATTATGGCGTCTTGTATAGCATTATCATCATCTGACTCTAACGCAACCAATAACACTTTTTCTTCCTTTACAAGAAATGGTCTGTATTTGATTTTTTGTTTTGTAGAAGGTAATTCACACTCATATGTAGGTGTCACTATCTTCGGTATTGCCATTATTTAACTCCTTATTATATAGTATAATCTATTTAGAAGAACGGTGGGAATACTTTACCACCAAAGATTCTGCCTATTGGGAATCTTGTTTTTGCCTGATTAATTACATCACGGCCTGCTCTTCTTAACTCAGGTGGTAATTTTTTAATTATGCCACCTAATACTTTGCCAAACCTCTGATCTATGTCTTCGGTTGGTAATCTTATGTCACCTCTCAATCTGCCTGAAACTCTGTTAGGACCAGAAGCGCCTGTGACTGCTAAATCAGCAGGTGTCACAGCGTATCTGTATGAGAAGGTTACACTTAATTTTGCTATTGCGTTATTGTTTGAATACGACAACTCTATCGGTGCAACTGTCTTAGGAAATGCTTCAACTAAATGTGTGAAATTTGCACCAAGTGTTGCTCTTGCAAGTGGTTCGCCTTGAGCAGGTGTCTCGTTTGCGTCTGCTCTTGGTATCGTACCATCTGATAATGCTACTAACGGATAGATGTCAATGCTACCTGTGTATTCATCATAGTAATTTGAATTGTATGTATTAGGACTTATCGCCATATTCTGCCATGACTTAAATAAAACTTGCTCTGCCATATTTTGATCCATGTAGAAAGTTAATGTGATGTCATCATAAGAAACACCTCTTGCAATACTTCTTTCAGGACCATATAACTGATCATTTGTTTCATCTGTTATAGTTCTACCTGGCATACTTGCACCGTCACAGAAAAAGAATAATCTTTCTCTTATGTCATTTTTTAATGATGTTGTGTAGTCTGTGGCAGTTTGAAACTCCTGAAACTCTGAACCATCAAAAGTTGTATCTGCTGTCACACCTGATGGGAAGTTTATTACTGCAATGAATTTGTTTTGTCTAGCAAGACCTTCACCACTTGATACTAATGCTCTAAACTTGTTGATTGTAGTTTGTGGGTTTGCTCTTTGTGAAATACGTTTACTTGCCTCAACAGGATCAAAACCTTTATCTCTAGGTAGTCCTATTCTAATATCAAATACACCAAATCGTTTACCTACTCTTGCTATTGCCATTAGATAAATCTCCTACTATCTGCATATACTGTTGCCTCTGAAGCCTTCTTAAATCTTTGTACAGGTAAGAATATTGCTGTTGCTGCTTCATTAGCATTTATTCTTAAAAAACCTGTCTGAACATATGGGTACAAATACTTTTTGATTGTAGGTTTAACTATACCTAGATTTTTTACATCTGAATAAGATACATCAAACTTTGTATTTTTATCAAAATCTTTATCTGTTGCTGTTGCTTGCATACGTTCTAATAATCTTGTTCTTAATAATGGTGGTAGGTAATGAAAGTTCATGCCTATAAAACCACCTGCAAATGCTTCTAAAGGTAATACTAATGGGAACACGTCATAGTAAGGTAACGTCTTTCTCATTTTAGGATTATACCCAAATAGATTAAGTCTACCTACACTAGGTCGTCTTGCTAGTTTACCTTGTCTAAACAATTCTGTAGCAGTAGTACCACTTGCTATTCTTTTAACTTGTCCTCTGTACCAGTTATTAGAACGGTCAGTATCTCCTGCCTTCATTTTGATTGTGTCAAATACACTTGCCATACTACTATTTATGATGATTTAAAAGGTCTTTAGATGATCTTCGGTGAGTATTTTAAACGTCATATTATGCTTTTTACAGAAAGCAAATGCTGTTGACCATTTACGTCTATTTGTTTCATATGTCAATAATGACTTCTTAAAATACGCTGATTTAATCTTGCCTGGTTGTGGTTTTCTTGTCTGATATTTAGGTTTTATTTCTACTATGAATTTTTTATATGTGCCATTAGGTTGTCTGATCTTCATATAGAAGTCAGGATAATACCTATGTGGTCTGTTATCTACACCTCTGTAAGGTATAAAAAGTTCTTCACTACCCCATTCTACAATCTGTCTAACCTTATCACAATAGACCATAAATCTTTTCTCCCAACTAGACCTATAGGTTATGTTCTTTACGTTGCCTTTGTATTTTTGTGGATTAAGTGGCTTGAATAAGCCCTTATATGCTCGTCTATCTATATTAGGTAATTTTTTAAACTTCATTGTGATGTGGGTAGCCCGAAGGCTACCCATTTGAGAAAGTGAGAGAGATAGATATTAGGAATTGTCTTCAGCTAATTTACTAAAATACGATAGATCATCTCCATCGTTAGACGTTTCCTCTTTCTCTACGGCACCGTTAGAAGACTTTGGTATGTCATTGCTGACAGGTGGGAGGTCAATGTCTTCTACGGACTCCGTACTTCTTGTTCCAGTAAGTACCTTATTCAGTTTCTCTTTGAGTTCATCATAAGATTTAAAATTACTTGGATCAACGAAGGCCTTTAGAGCGTATTGAGATTTCCATATTTTGTCAATCTCCTCATCGGTAGGTTTTAATCTACTAACTGGCTCAAATTCAGATTTATCATAGTTCCAATAACCATCTACTTTTCTGATTTTTAATTTGAAGTTAGCGCCTTCCCAAAAGTCAAATGGGTTTACTGCCTTCTCATCTTCAAAGTGAGGGTTCATCGCTTCTGATAACTTGTCAAATATTTTCTTACCATATTTGAATAAGAATACTTTGCCTTCGTTCTCAGGATGTTTAGGATCGCTGACAACATAGATGTTAGAATAGTAAGATAGTTTTCTCTTTCTTTTTCTAGCAATCTCTTTGTCTGCTTCTACGCCTGTATTCCACAATCTAGTGTTTTCTTCACTAACAGGATCTTTTTGATTTAAAGTTGTTAAAGAATTTTCAATATACCATTGACCACCTGGTCCTTGAAACGCATGATTCCAGACTCTTTGCCAAGGCATATCTTCGCCTTCTACAGCAGGTAAGAATCTTAATACTGCGTAACCATTGCCTGACTTATCAAGTTCTGGTTTCCATAACCTATCGTCTTGGTATGATTTTTTCTTTTCTGGTTGTTCGATTGATTTTTCTAACTGTTTCGTTAATATGTCAAAGTTAGATTTTGACTTCTTTAGATTTTCTAATGCACTTGTCATTTGTATGTATCCTTGTATGTATTGTTGTATGTATTAATTTAAATATTATAGTATTATTTATGCTTCTTTTTCCACTCATTATAACCTTTTACCCAATCTTTTGGATTAGGATACTTTTTGTTTTTGATTTTATCTTTCAAAAACTCACATGTGGATTGTACTCTATCTAATACTTTGTATATTATTTTATCAAACATAGTCTCATTATATCACCATTTACTCATCTTGTCAAGCAGTTGTGCCTGTGTCATATATGATATAACACCCTTATCTGCCCAGGTTGCCCATTCTTTCATAGGTTGATTAGTAGG